CTAGAAATGACATTGAGACGGGAGGTGCTAGCAGGTACCTTACGGATTTTAGCTGCACCAATAAAGCAAGCCCAAGAGTCGATCACTACTATAAGTGATACACTGGCTCTTCCAAGCTCACATAGCTTCAGGGAGACCCCACCTCCCCTACCAGCAACTGTAAATATTGCACACTTGCTGAAGGTGTGCTCACTCAACGTCGGGCAGCGCTGTGCTGTTACTCCCTAATTAGTTGGTAAACTTTGAGATGATTACCAACTTAAAGCTCGGTAAAACCGCCAGTTTCTTACAGAGGCTACTAATACAAATGGGATACTGACCAGCCCATTTGATCGCCTTACGCCTTCTTATGAGACGTAGACTTGCGAGCAATTATCTCACCAATCACATCCAAGGTTGAGCGACTAAGCGAATCGCCTCCTGGTGGTATAGATGAAGAGCCCACATGCTCCTCATCATCAAAGTCACTATCACAGGTTACACGCATACGCGACAAGGCAGCAACTTGTGCCTTCAAAACCTGGAGCTCATCTTGCACCGAAGGTGAGGAAAGAGACAACCCCGACGAAATCTGCGAAATCGAAATATAAGCAGATGTATTAGTCGCACTGGTAAAAGTTGGCAAACCAATCACACTAGACGAAGTGCAATCGAAAACAGCCCAACTTATACCAAGGGTTGCTACGGCATTCACACAACCAGCATTATTGACCGCAGCAACAGCAGTAGACCCAGTTCCAGCAGAAAAATTCGCTGAAGGAACTAAGGTTGTACCTGCAGTTGAATAGGCAAACAAAAACCTCCCTGTTAAATTAGCTGGCATAGTCAAATTCGTTGTTGAAGCAGTAACAACGAAATTTGAGCCAGCTACAGTTGTCAAAGAGGTTCCAAGGGGCGCAGTTGCGGAAATTGTTCCCACAGCAGTGAAACGACCACTGATCAACTGCTGCCCCAATGGTGTTGATTGTTTTGGGTGAATCATAGTAAATGAATATTCTACATACAACTCACCGATTTCGGTAGTCACAGCATTCCCACTTGTTGCCACTTGGAAATTACCGAAATCATAAAATTTTCCTTCGCCAGTAACAGGTGCCAAACTGTTACCAGAACTATAAACATAATAATTCTTTAATGCAGCATCCCGCATTGAACCACCACGCGCACCCGCCAATACATCATGACTAATGATTGGAGCATAGGGCGGGCCCTTCACAGAATGCCAATAATTCTCCATCTGTGTATCACCAGAGAAATTGGAATCATCAGGGTCAAAATTGGTGGCAAGAATCACCTTGCCAGCTGATGCAGTACCATTCGTCGCGGTATAAGCATCAGTTTCAAAGGTGAATCGAAGGTGATTTACCCGGTACTGCTCATATGTAGCAGCTATCTGTGAGAAGATCGGGAACAAAGTTGTATTACCCGGATTAATATACAACTGCGAAGCCAAAGTAAAGGCTGATGTTCCTGAAATATTAGCTATCTTCTCACGACGAATTTGGAATCGATCTTCAACAACGGATGTATTTGTTACCACCCTTGAAGAATTGATACCATCAGTGGCCATATAATTAAGACCACGCACTGGACCATTTCGCATGATCGAAAATCCTCCGTCGCGCTTAGCCTTACGCACACGGGGATTAGGTCTAGCTTTAACTCGTAAAGTCTCAACAATACGTATAGCTTTAGACCTCTTTGTTTTATTTTGTTTGTTTTGTTTTTTGGATTGATTAGTAGACATGGGCAAGATAATTGCTGTGCGTTACTTTTCCGAACGAATAGAAATAGCTATCAGAGCCGATGGCGACTACAATTACTCATCTCAAAGTGGGTGCTACGTACTCAATAAGGGTGATGTTCCCATCTTAAGTATCCCACATGCGACCATAACCGCTACGATGGATGAGAGTCTTGTGTCCCCGGTTGTGCTATATATAGGCCGTACTCTTTCAACAACAGACAACCCCCAACAGACCATTACTTACCTCCACACTATCAAGGACTTTATGATAGTGTTTCAACGGCTTTCAAAAACCTGGTTACATGGGGTTCTTCTAATATGCAATGATTATCACGTTATTGCATCAACGGAGCTGATTATACCGAGCCAGCTTACTCTAGTGTGCACTCTGCATTTCCACAGACTTGTGACTGTTAACATACATTTGATCTCACATAGGATCTGCTAGTCAGATCAACCCTAAAATCTATGATACTCATTGTATGTATGCTAGTTGCATTACACACCCATTACAGGTGGTCAGTGCACACTATATATTTTCCTTATATTCCGGAATCGCACCGGTCACCTTGTTTTTATATCCCGGTTTCGCACCGGTCATTATGGTATTACACTAAGCTGTTCTAGCGAAGATCTGTTGAGGGCCGCTGGTATCACGATCAAAGAGGAGTTGGGTGAGTGGCTGATCCCAAACATCACCTAACTTCATACTCTTGACTGATTTTTCAAACATAACCTGCTTATAAACACTCCAATCATATTGCTCATCTAAGCTCAACAGGATGTCTATAGTACACTCATGCAATACAGAATTCTTCATAGTGTGCTCCAGGAACTTGCGCTCATAATACGCATCATGACCTTCTGTCAGTTCCAACACACGTTCTATAACACACTTAATGGGTGGAATGAAATTGCAGCTTTTCTGCAATCCCAGGGCAACTCCTCGCATCATACTTTCCTGAGTAACATGCTTAGGCGGATTTATAATAAATCCAAATTTGGCCAAAACCTTGCCAGGCTTAGGCCCGAATACCCACCCACCAGTTGCAAAATAAAGACGATTTGAACAGAACTCGGCTTCTTCTAAATGCTTACGATAAATAGCTTCACTATCGAAGCCAAGAGACGCCATACCTTTAGGCCAGTTGAACCTCTTCCGCTCAACATGTCTCATCAAATTATCATCCCCTTGCACCAGCATACGTATACTTTTCCGTGCTGACACTACTGATCTACCCGTCCATTTGCAATACAAATAAAGATGCGAGAGACCATTAATGATTGAATTCATCAACGAGGTATATGGATCACCACTCTTCCTGGTGCCATCACATTTATATTTCCAACCATGCAGAGTCGACCCATGTGTTTTGATGTTAGCCCGCATTAAGGCTACAACTGCACGAGGCGCAAAAAATTTTTTTGCTAACCACACCTCATACTCACACCAAGGTCGCCGAATTGAGCAGTCGAACTTCCCCAAGTCATCCTCGAGAATTTCCCCCTGCCCCCCTGCAATAAATTGCGCCGCTTGTTCAGACTTCACACCACTAGTGAACACAATATTACTCTTCTTCGTATTCCACCGGCGCTTCAACAAATCTTGTAGTGCCATTATCCACGGACCGACGATGCAAATAAATTCTGGCATCGCGCCTTGGATTAATCGTGGGGCTTTTTGCTTTTTCCCCAGGGGTGTCCAATACAAATTATTCTCTACCTTAACAAAGGAGGAACGAGCAGTAAAATTGTACAGTTGTGCTGATGATAAACATGAATCCTCATAAATACCATCAGAAACCAACCGGTCATAAGTTCTTCTCAAAATCTTCTTGACACTAGGTGCGGCATTTGACCTCAACAAATACTCATCAAATGAAACAGATACAACCTTATGCATGCGAGGAAACAGAAATTTATGATTCTTTCTGCACCACTCCAAACATGCTTCTAGCTCATCCGAAATTGGCTCAATAGTATCAGCCAAAACTCGTGCATACAAGGCTTGCTCCTCATTATGCTGATTGCTAGCAAATGCAACTGGCGCATACCCGGCCGTGTCAAAGCCAAATATCGCTTGCATGCCCCTTTTTTCCTCAGGGTCTTTAAGATGTATATTCATTCGAACCTCACCTTCACTAAGCCCAATCTTAGCCTTGCTTTTCAACTTCTTGGGCTTAGGCAAACGAGCACAATTAATGAGTGATCTAAAGACGATGTCTCCAGGATTAAGCTCAACATTAACTAATCTAGGAGCAGGGGGACACACTGGTGATCCATAACGAATCACTGTATAACAACGGCTGATTGTATAGGTACTTAAGGCTACAATGCCAACTCCCACCCCTACAATAGCCTTCCCCTGTCTTGTGTGCATAGCACGCAGGAACTTTCGCCAGCTTGTGGGTATTGTACTCTCAAGATAAGCGCCACGAACTACCCGAGACAACTGTTGTTGTAACTCCCAGGATTCTTCATAAGCAATAACAGGTGCGAACATAATGGCAACCTCCTGCTCTTCAGCAGTTATAGCTAATTCAACACACAACTTACGGCACTTTGAAACAGATACCAAGAACTCGGCTCCTGGTCCGTCCCTTAATCTATGAGCCCACCAGGCTTTCAATTCACTCACTAACGAACATGGGAGAGATATTTCTATCTCTGTCTCACGGAAGTGGATTCCAAAATGGTTTACAAAAACTTCTGTTAACTGACTGTTTCTGTCCAAATTCCACTTTCCAATGAACTCAAGCATGGCAAATTTATACCTCTTCATCTTGACACTCAATGTTCGTCGCTCGTAATGCTCAATAATTTGGTCGCCAACCTGCTGCACTTCATCTATTATAGGCAGCTTGTCGACAACTGGGGTTGCATCACCCCCCCAGAACTCTTCAGGTCTAACTGGTGGTCCATACTCAACAGTCGGCACAGGTATAGGTCGTAATCTTGGTAATGCAAATCTATACGGTGCCCGGGATGGACCTCCCAATAGTGGCGCTTGGGGACAATCACGCCCCAACACTATGGTGTGCTCCAAATCACGATCCGGCACATCACGGTGATACCACTTGCCATTAATTCCCTTCATGTAACCATTAACTAAATGACACTTGAGACGTCTTACAGAAACGTCACTCTCAAGCACAACTGGGTCACATTGGTACTGCCTAGGCAAGTGGTCGCCCACACAACTCTCAGGTTCCTCGCGTTTTAAAATTTTGCTCTTCAGGCCCGCGGAAGCCGACTCAACTAACTTCTTCAGATTACTCTTAGCGTGCTTAGGTTGCTTAAATCTTCGCATCTGCTTGAGCTCATCAAAAGGATTAGTTGTAGAAAAGACTACATCACCAGGACCATTCTCAGGATACTTCATCTCTGATGGTCTGGGAGCAATATTCACGTGATGGGACCTTTCTCCACTCTCACGGTTAGCAAGGTTATGTTCTTTACTTAACACCTTGCTCTGTACATGTGCTGCTGATAACCTTAAGGCAGCCTCCCACTGCTCATCTAAAGATACCACACATGCATCTACTTTCCCCACCGGTTTCTGAGAGGAACGGAATTTCACCGGGAAGTTTCCGCGGGTTTGCACCGCATCAGGCCTTGTCTCCTTGCCCTTTTCTAGAGTTTTGCGCGACATAATATATTTGTTGTGCAATCATCGGAGCCAGTAGAACTCGTCTACCAGTACGGATGGCCACTTGGTGTTAAGTCACCAGCTGGAACTCCTAAGATCACCATTAAATAGAGGAATGGTGAAATTGTGTGTAACTTAGTCTCGCCCACCCTAAAGGTGGCTTTCATGGTACCGGTCCCAAAGGACACTTCCTAAACCATGAACATATCGAACGACACGTTACACTCCACACAATGTCGGGTACTATTAGTTTGACCCAAACGTCCCTTGTAAGTTATGCACAAAAGAAAAGCACTCTTCGGCTATTCACAAGATACAGGCAACACACGCCTCGAGAAAGATAACCTGTTGTAAAAATGCACAGGAAAGAAAAAGATAACCTCATTTCTCTTTTGATCCAAAAACCACACTGTCAACTGTCGGATAAGTCAATACATACCCCATTGGCAGCGGTGTGGAAAAGACGCACACG